GTATTTTTATCGAACTTACGAACGTTACTCATATTATATTTCCTTTCATTAATAGTCCATTTGGACCTATTATCTCTTACTCTATTATAGACCTAAGAGGATGAAACACTTTGTTTCATCAATCAATATATAGTTGAAATTAACGAAAAAATCAATACAAATAATCAAGGAGCATATTCTGGAATCCATACTCCCATAGGACCATGAACTCCAAATGTTTTTCTTTGTAGATTAGCATCCACTGTACATTCTCTCGAAAATTTACATGCAATTTCATATGGCGCAAACACACAGCCATATTGTTCATATATGTGAGCGTTGTGTACACAAATGTTAAGATCCTCCGCAAAATACCCATTTCCATGGTGTTTGTAGAAGTCACCATGAGTTGTTGCAACGCAGGGAATATGTTCATGTGTAGACACTTCCAATAACTTTTTTGATCTAAAGCTAAATCCACCATTACCAACACGACGTACTTTACCAAATGGATCCACAAAATGATTATCTATAGACGGCCAAGGAGCGCCAATATAATCATAATTGTAAAAGTTATCATCCCACATTTCAGGATCCACAATGAATCCGTCATGTTGAATTAACAAACAGTATTTAGTGTCAATGTGTTTGTGTAAATCAAACATTAAAAAATAACTATAGGCTTCGCTTGATGTTAAATTACGACACCGTTCAACCAATACACCGTCTTTGTTTGCTACTGTATTATCATGAGTAATAAACTTTACAGCATCAAACTCCATTTGATTCATGCAATATCTCAAAGTCATCCAAGATTCTTTGATCTTGATTGATGAAACACAAACCAACGTTACATCAGTTAATTTTCTCATACGTCTACTCTGTTCGAATATATTACTCTATCAAACTTATCAGATGTATAAAACTTACAATAGTAAGATGTCTCATTCAAGGTGTCAAAGTTTAGTGTGAGTGTTAATACATCCAATGATTGACACATAGCAGTAATAATTTTCTTTTCAAATGATTGAACCACTATCAACTTATTAGTAGAATCATACAACTCTATCTTTACGCTATCAACATCATCTGAAAGAAAATGATAAGATGGAATTGATACATTCTTACTAATCGTTTTTATCTCAGATACATCAATATGTTTTCCCGATACGTAGTTTTGGTTGTATGGTGTAGGTGCAAACTTTCCACTCAACGCATACAACGCAACTTCTTGTGATTTAAACTTGATTCCTGCATATCGTTCATATTCGTCTAATGTACGAATTTTTCCAAAACCATATTTCTTTGGAATCACCACAGAATCATCGGTTTCTATACCAAACAATATGCGATTTCGTTTCTGAGATTGTGAGTCTCTTTGCCACCAAGATTTTTCATATCCACGATAAATATCTTTTGTAGAATCATGGTCATCCCAATGTTTCATACGATTATTTCGTGTGTATTCGTGCCATGCAATCACCTTGTGTGGATGGTACAAATCGTATCCGTGAGTAAAAGCTCTGACAGAGATGCTGATTTCCTCTCCATAAAAGTAGTATTCAGGATCATGAGGTACTTCTTCACAAAACTGACCATCAGTAAATGCAAAATGGGCAGAATAAAATCTGGCTGGTATTGGCTTTGTGTATGACTGATGTTTGACAATTAAATTTGGAATAAATATAACTGTGCTTTCATCCGTGAATGTATGAAAATCCATTCTCCACGGTACCATTTCATAAGTCTCTTTTGAACGTAGAGGATCAAATGCTGGTATATATGATGTAATTAGAGGTTTACTACTGCCCATCGATACACATTGCTGGTACATGTTTTTCAACTCTGTATCCCACCCCTGAACAAATCGGTGGTGAGAATCCAACTGCAATGTGTATCTTTCGCCGTTGTATTGTCGTTGAATCAAATTTCTTGCCCAACAAGCTCCACGACTTTCCTTATACGGAACGTCAATGATTTGAATGTTTGGATACGTTTTAAAAATATCCAAGTTTTCAATATCATCATGTTGCCAACAGATACAAACCTTTAAATTTTCAGGTTTTTCTGCCGTCTCAAACATGTCCAGAATAGTTGGAACCAACTCTGGATCTCTATACGAAGCTATTTGTACAAAAATTGATTCATCGTTCATAACTTAATTTTCTAACTTCCACATGTCATACTCACATCTACATGATATATAGTCAGCAACGTGAACAATACGGGGCAAATTTGTTTTCAATTCGTGGTCCGGATTATATGACATCAAGTAGGAAGAATTGGCCTCATGATATAGACCATCCGACAACTTGATAGCCAACGTCTCCTTCCAAGTACAAGTGATCTGGTACTGTTGAAGAATAAACAACGCCCTATCAGTAACATCCATGTACTGTAGATTTGAGTTGAACTTGTACACTTCACCCTTGTTCTTCTTATGCCATTCACTCTCTTGAATCAGGTAATACTCTCCCTGTTCCTTGTCACCCAACTTTCCAAGATCGTGGTGAATAGTAGCGAACGCCAACTCTTCATCGGTGAAGTCAATTGTTCCCCCACGGGCTTCATACAACTTCTTGACACCAAATGAAGTGGTCAACACATTCATGATGTGGTCAAGATAACCACCAGCGTAAGCATTGTGATAGTGTTCCTTAGCACTGGCTGGTGCCATAATAGCACGGTAACCATATTCATTTTCACTATAAAGGTGCTTCAACTTTTCAAGTCGGTCACCGGAAAAGAATTTCTCAAGGTGTTTTAGGAATTTTTCGTAATTAGCAAAAAGCTCTTTTTCGTTATAAGATTTAGTCATGAACCAAATCCTACATCGAAAAAGAGCTTACGTCAATTTTTTAATTTAGTTATACAACTGGTTCAGCAGGTGTAAACGAAACAGATCCATTTGGAGTCGTCAATACAATTGATGCAACTTGATCGGCTATATCAACCTTGGCAAATCCACCGTGGTCAACCGTATAAACAAATACCTCTACAGTTTTACCATCATACTCAATTGTGGTTTGACCCGAAACAAATTCGGTACCATCAACATATACCCAATTGACATCGGGATTTGGATGATCTCTCAAATCAGTTACAGTTGGAGGCAATGATGGTGAACCAACAGTGTATTCAATATCACTGGTGAATTCACCTTCTGGAGTTACCACTTTAAAGAAACCAGAACCCGTAGCTTCTGAATTCAAATAAAATCCAATCTGCGTTGTGTTAAAAACGGCAACTGGATCACAGACCAATTCGTTAAAATAGATCTGGGTCTGACCATCAACGAAGTCGGTGCCAAATATATAAATCCATTGATTAGCAGGTCCAATTGTAGTAGACAATGATGTAATTGTTGGTGAAGCCATAATTTATGTATGTTTGGTTATAAATATAATCAGACATTTGTTTGTTTCAGTTTTTTTATTATAAATCGAACCAATGCACTTCTAACAATATCGTCTTCATCAAACTTAAACGTGTGAATACCATTTTCACGACTTTCAGTATCTTCAAAGTGATTCATCATTTTAACGAACCCGCTCTTTCCATTGATATCACTTTGATCTGGGTCACCCAAAATAAATACTTTACTGAACTCACCAACACGGGTGACTAGAGTGACCAACTCTTTGTAAGTCATGTTCTGCGATTCATCAGCAACAATACATCTAGCGTTCCAGTTCAATCCTCTCAAGAAGCCGATTGGTATGCTATCAATTCGTTGTTCTTTCTGAAGAGTATCTATGCTTGCCTTGGTAGTAAGTTCTGACAATTTTTCCAACAATGGCTGTATATATGGTGCCATTTTTTCATCAGCTTCACCTGGCAAAAATCCAAGTTTACTATCAGAACTTTCAACTGCACTTCTCAAATACAACAAATCACTTACCCTTTTTTGATTCAAAAGAATAAGCGATGTTAAAATTGCCATGTATGTTTTTGAGGTTCCAGCAGGACCACTAACAAACATTACCTTTGTATTTTTGTCTAATGCAACATCCAAAAACTGTT